ACGGTCAACTCTCAGACCTGCCTCCTGGGAAGCACGGGCCGCGGCCCGGCGTCCAGTATCCGCCCCAGCCGGAGTTCGTCGACATCCCGATCGACGAGATCTACCGACGAGCTGCCGAGCTGCGGGCGGAGCGATGGGGCGAGGACGAGACCGCGACGAGATGGAATCCGAGATTCGTCCCACTATCCGACTCGTAGGCTTGTGACATGGCTACCGTATCCGCAACGCCCGGCACGCTGAACATCATCGTGAAGCGAGGCGAGGCCGTTTCGCAGCTCCTCGACTTCTCGATCTCGCTCGCCGGCTACACGTTCTCAGCCGAGATCGTGTCGGCCGTGACGTTCGCGACCGTCCAGGCTCTGACTGTGTCGACGGTGAATCTCGCGACCGGCCAGGTGAACGTCGGGCTGTCGGCCGCTAACGCGGCGAACGTGGCGGCCGGGACGTATCTGTGGCGTCTCGTCTGGACGCCGGCCGCGGGCAACGCCCAGACGGCCCTCGAGGGGATCTGGGAGGTCGTCCGCTAATGCCGATCGAAGTCTCCGTCACCGATCAAAACGTCCAGGTCTCCACCAGCGGCCAGACGGTGAACGCGTCGGTCTCTGGAGGCGTCGGGCCTGCCGGTCCGACAGGAGCCACCGGCGCGACGGGAGCCACGGGTCCAGCCGGGACGACGACCTGGGCCGGGATCACCGACAAGCCCGCGACGTTCGCGCCGTCGACCCACGCGTCGAGCCATGCCTCGGCCGGGTCCGACCCCATCACGGTCGGAACGGTGTCGGGGCGATTTGTGACGACCACGACAGGCGGCAAGCTGGCGACAACTCAGTACATCGGCCTGTCGCAGATCCTCAACGGAATGGGGACGCCAGCCACGTCGCTCGACACAATGATCGCGGACATCGCGACATACGGGAACCCGTACACGATCAACGGCTCCGGACAGATGCAGCCGCCGGCCCACGTCCACGACACGGCCGATATAACGAGCGGCACGCTCGCGACTGCCCGCCTGGCCTCTGGCACCGCCTCGGCATCGACCTACCTCCGAGGGGACCAGACCTGGGCCGCGATCTCGACCTACACCCTGCCGGCCGCGACGACCTCGACGCTCGGAGGCGTGACCTACGGGACGACCGCCGGCACGGCCTGCCAGGGGAACGACTCGCGGCTATCGGACGCGAGGACGCCAACGAGCCACGTCCACGCCGCGAGCGACATCACGAGCGGCACGCTCGCTACGGAGCGTCTCGGAAGCGGCACCGCGACGCCGCTGTCGTTCCTTGCTGGGAATCAGACTTGGAGGACGTTCTCTTTCATTCCCGGTTTTTCTGGCCTCGCCGACGCTGACGACTGGGCCTCTCGCGTAGTAGCGAACGGAGGCTCTGTCTCCGATAGCACGATGGATGCAGTGTATCGCCTCTGTATGCAGCTCTCGTCGGCAGGATTGCGGCAGCGTTTTTTTCGTGTTGGCATTTTTGCAGGAAGTGGGTTGAATGCCGCGCTGGTTCCTCTCTATCGCGGGCCGTCGCTCTCTGGGACTCAGTACGGGCACGCTACTGACACTAACGTGGGGCCGTTCGTCAGTAGCGACTACGCGGAAGATGCCGGCCTGACAGGGAACGGAAGTAGTAAGTACCTGGACACGGGCTTCCCAATGAACACGCTGCCCAGCACCACCAGCGGGCACGCGGCCGTGTATTGCAAAAATCGCTCGTCCACGTCTGCTTTTTGCGGGATGGTCGGCGTCAACTTGGCAGGCGGGAGTGGTTTCGGTGTTGCCACAGATGCAACCGTTTACGCTCAGTGGGGTTCGTTCGCCAACGCGTCAAACAATGCGAACGGACTGCTGGTTGCTTCGCGGACTTCTGCGACATCGCTGGTGGCGTATGCCGCAGGGGCCGCTATCGCAACAACGTCAACATCGACCACCCCAACTGCCAGCACGCTAAACGCGGCAGTATTCGTAAGCAGAAACAGCGCCTCCAGTCATACGTTTTTCGACGCGCGAACCTATGGTTTTTACTCGATAGGGACGGGCTTGTCGGCTGCGGAAGTTTCTGCGCTTACAAATGCGGTGAATGTATTCCAGGCTACTCTCGGCAGGGATCCATGATGATCCTTTCAGATCTCAATTTGCCCATCCCCTACGCCGACTGTAAAGACCTCGCCCTCGTCTACCCACACGAGGTCGCCGTCGTCTGGTACACGCTCCAACAGCAGCACGGCGACCCGCGTCACATCGGCGTCGGGCGGCAGCTCGCCGACGGTCGGTGGATGATGATGGGCGACGTTCTTAGTGAAATCTACGATGGCGGGATTCTCGGCTGGGCGTCGGAACACATGACGCCAGGGATCACGTCGCAAATTGCCGTTTTGCCACTCAGTGAAGCGGTGTCGCTACTGCCACCGGTCGAGGCCGACCCCCTGTGACGCAACGCGTCGAACGCTGGCAGCCTCCGCGTATGCGTCGCACGACCGCGACGAAGGAGGTCGCCCACTATCGGACCGCCGACTGGAAGGCTCGCCGTCTGCGGATCCTGCGGCGCGACGCGTTCGTGTGTCGGTCCTGCGGTCGCGTCGTCTACGGCCAGGCCGCCCACGTCGACCACGTCCAGCCGCTCGAAGAAGGCGGGACTGACGACGACACGAACCTACAGACCCTGTGCCAGTCATGCCACGGCACGAAGACCAGGGAAGAGCAGCGGAGGCGAGGCAGGCTGTGATCGAAAAGGGGGTGGGGTCGGCCGCGGGGCCAAAAAAGGACGGAAGACCCCACGAGCCCTCGACGCGTATTTCCGGAGGTTTTCGACAGGGGGGCTAGTTGATCCGCAGTAGCACTCCCGTACCGTGACGACTGGAGGCCCATAAATGCAGATCCGAGACCGCGTCCGCGAGCTACGCCGCGTCCGGGCCGGCGACCTGACGCCGAACCCGAAGAACTGGCGGACACACCCGAAGGCCCAGGCCGACGCCCTCCGCGGGATCCTGGCCGAGGTCGGCTACGCCGACGCCCTGCTCGCCCGCGAGCTGCCCGACGGCTCGCTGATACTGGTCGACGGTCACCTGCGTGCCGAGACCACGCCCGACCAGGAGGTCCCGGTCCTGGTCCTCGACATCGACGAGGCCGAGGCCGACAAGCTACTCCTCTCGCTCGATCCTCTCGCAGCCCTGGCCGAGACGAACGCAGTCGCCCTCGACGCTCTGCTCCGCGAAGTCGACACCGGGAGCGAAGGGCTCCAGCAGATGTACGCCGACCTGGCAGAGGCGGCCGACCTCTACCAGGACGACAAGGAAGTCGTCGAGGACGAGGTCCCCGAGCCGCCTGTAGATCCGATCACGAAGCCGGGCGACCTGTGGATCCTCGGAGATCATCGCCTGCTCTGCGGCGACTCGACGAAGGCGGAGGATGTCGAGCGACTGATGGCGGGGGCGAAGGCGGATCTGTGGCTGACGGACCCGCCGTATGGAGTGGCCTACGAGTCGGCAGGCCGCCGTGGCAAAGACAACCAGCACGAGGAAATCGAGAACGACTCTCGCCCACTCGACGAGATGGCGAAGTTCTGGGAGCAGGCTGCGACGCTCGCTTACTTATCTTGCAGCGGCTCGTCGTCTTACTACTGGTTCGCCTGCCAGGGAGGGGATCAGATGATGATGATGATGATGAGCATATCGCGTGCCAAATGGCGCGTTCGCCATGAGTTGATATGGGTCAAGGATCAGATGGTCTTCGGTCGCTGCGACTACCACTACAAGCATGAGCCGATCCTCTACGGCTGGAAGCAAGATGGAACGCACGAATGGAACGCGGACCGAAAGCAGGTCAGCGTCTTGGAGTTTGCTCGACCGAAGAGATCAGACGAACATCCGACCATGAAGCCGGTCGGCCTCGTGGCCTACCTCCTCGGCAACAACACAACCAGCGGCGAGTCGGTTCTCGACACCTTTCTGGGCTCCGGCACCACGCTGATCGCCGCCGAACAGCTTGGCCGCAAGTGCTACGGGATGGAGATCAGCCCGGCCTACTGTGACGTTATTGTGAAGCGGTGGGAAACGCTGACCGGCAAGAAGGCGACACGCGAGGAGGTGACGCATGGGAAAACGCGGACCGCGTAAACAGCCGACAAAGCTCCGCCTCCTCCGCGGCGACCCGTCGAAGGAAGGCAAACACGCCGACGAGCCGGTCCCGCCGGCCGGGGCCGTCGTCGCCCCGGCGTGGGTGACCGGCAAGGCTCGCGAGAAGTGGGACGAGGTCGTCCCGCAGCTCGAGGCGATGGGCCTGATCACGCCGGCCGACACCGAAGCGATCGGCCGCTACTGTGCGATGTACGAGCAGTGGGTCCGCTACCTCGACCAGATCCGCCGCGGGCTCGACGTGCTCGTGATCCGCGACAAGGACGGGAAAGTGAAATACATGCAGTCGACGCCGGCCGCGACGATGTTCGTCAAGCTGGCCCAGTCGATGCTCAGGATCGAGCAGGAGTACGGCCTGACACCGTCGGCCCGTGCTGGGATGGAGGTCAACCGTGGCGAAATCAAAGACACCCTCCAAGCGTTCATCGAAGGCCGAGCCTAAGAAGCGACCGGCGGGTCCGGCGTGGAAGCGACGGCCGGAGTACGTTCCAGGCTACACGTTCGAGCAGGAGCGAGCCGACCGGGTCGTGAAGTTCGTTCAGCAGTTCGTCACGATGACGAGCGGCCGGAAGTTTGCCGGGAAGCCGATGAAGCTGATGCCGTGGCAGATCCACGACATCATCGAACCGCTGTACGGCTGGGTTGACGACGACGGGCTCCGCCGCTACCGCCGGGCCGCCATTTTCGTCAGTAAGAAAAACGGCAAGTCGTCGCTGATGGCGGCCCTGGTCCTGTATCACCTGCTCGCGGACGGCGAGCCGGGGGCAGCCGTTTACGGGGCGGCAGTGGACCGGATTCAGGCCGGGCTGATCTACCGTGCCGTCGCCGCGAGCGTCCGGGCAAACCCCGAGCTGACGCGAGCCCTCGAGGTGATCGACTCGCGGTCGACCATCGTCCATAAGCCGACGGCCAGTCGATACACCTGCCTCGCCGCCGACTCGTGGAGAGCTGAAGGTATCGACGCGTCGTCCGTCGTGATCGACGAGCTACACGCTCACCGTAAGCCGGACCTCGTCCAGGCCCTGACCTACGCCGGGGCCGCGAGATCCCAGCCGCTCGTCGTCGCGATCTCGACGGCCGGCGAGTCGCGAAACGGGATTGGTTTCCGATGGTACGAGGACGCCCGGCTGGTCCAAGCAAACCCGGCCGCTAACCCGACATTCTTCGGGAAGATCTACGAGGCGAAGCCGGACGACCCTCGCGGCTACGGCGACCCGGAAGTGTGGCGTGAGGCGAACCCGTCGATCGGCGTCACGATAACCGAGAAGGACTTCGCGGCCGACTACGCCGACGCCCTCACGGCCCCGACGAAGATGACGGCGTTCCTCAGATACCGGCTCGGAATCTGGGCACAGGCCGACGCTCGCTGGTTCCACGGCGACGACTGGTCGGCCTGCTCCGCCGGTCCGCTCGATCCGACCGAGGGCCGGCCGTGCTGGGTCGGCGTCGACCTGGCGTCGAATCTTGACATGACGGCGGCCGCGTTCGTGTTCAAAGAATCCGACGGCTCCTATTCGGTCGAGTGGCGCTACTGGGTCCCACGCGAGACCGTGGCCGACCGCGTCCGCGAAGGGATCCCCTACGACTCTTGGATCCGCGACGGCTGGGTGACCGTCACCGACGGATACCGGCTCGATCACGAGAGCGTCGCTCGCGACATCATCGCGTATGGCGAGACCCACGAGATCAAGGCCGTGGGCTGCGACCCTTGGCAGGCCGGAGCCCTCGAGACGCTGCTCCAGCGTGAAGGGATCACGACGAAGGACGTAGCGCAAAAAACGTCGACGCTCAACTCGCCATGCAAACTCCTCGAGGCCCTGGTCGTCGAGAAGCGGCTCCGCACGGGCGGGAATCCGGTCGCCCAGTGGAACGCAAACAACGTTTGCGTCTACACCGACCCCACCGGGATGATCAAGCCGGACAAGGCGAAGAGTACGGAGAAGATCGACGGCGTCGCGGCTCTCGTGAATGCCCTCGCTCTCGCGTCCACCGACGAGGACACGGGGACCGGCCGGAGCCTCGACGAGTGGCGGATCCGCGTCCTGTAGCGAGATTCTGCCCGGCAGGCCGCTGGGATATTGGCGGGCACCGTCCACGAGGTCGCCGCCCGTGCCCGAAAAGAAGCCCAGCCGCAAGCCGACCGCCAATGGAGGCCGCGGCAGCCGCCGCCGCTCCCCGGCGAAGGCCGCCGCGGCCGCTCGCGTTATCTCGTTTCGGTCGACCTCGCTCGGGTCGCCCTACGCGTTCGGAGCGATCTCTCCGGGGAACATCGGACCCGAGACCGCGATCCGCGTCTCTAGCATCTTCGGCGTCGTCCGCTGGATCGCCCAGGCTGTCGCGATCTGCCCGGTCCAGATCATGCGGCACCGGCCAGACGGCCGCCGCGAGAAGGCCGACATCCCGGCCGCCTATACGCTCCGCAAGCGGCCAAACCGCTGGCAGTCGGCGTTCGACTTCTACCTGCTGCAAGCCTACTGGGCGGCCCTCCACGGGAACGGCTACGCGAGGATTCTCTCCGGCGACCGCGGCTGGATGTCGCAGCTCGTGCCGATGCACCCGTCGCGGGTGAAGGTCGAGCAGCTCGACGACTACTCGCTGTCTTACAAGTTCTGGACGGACCGCGGAGTGTGGGAGACGATCCCACAGGAGCAGGTCCTTCACTGGAAGTGGATCAGCGACAACGGAATCGTCGGGCACGCTCCGGCCGAGATGTGCGCGACCTCGATCCGCCTGGCTCAGAAGCTCGACACCGCGGCGACCGCGTTCTGGGACAACTCCGCCCGGCCCGACATGGTCCTCGAGACCGACGAGCGGATCCCCGACGAAGCGGTCGACGCTCTTCGCGAGTCGCTCCACCAGGTCTACGGCGGAGCCGAGAACCGCGGGAAGGCCGCCGTCCTCCCGAAGAAGACGCGACTGAAGCCGATCGACTCAAACTCGATGGAGGCGTCGCAGTTTCAAGAGCTGCGGGACGCGATCCTGCCTGACGTGTGCCGTCACTGGGGCGTCCCTTCGACGCTCCTGGGCGACGCGAAGATGAACAAGTATTCGACGGTCGAGCAGGAGCACCTATCCGCCCAGGTCTGGTGCCTCCTGCCGTGGGCTCGCCGCATGGAGTCGCCGATCGACATGGCCCTCCAGCCGGTCTATGGGGAGGACGTATACGCGAAGCTAGACACGCGAGGGATCCTGCGGGCCGACACCGCGGGCCGGGCTGCCCTCTATCAGTCGCTCTGGAACATGGGGGCGATCACGCCGAACGAGATCCGGGATCGCGAGGACTTCGACCTGCTCGACACCGAGGCCGCGAACCAGACCTTCGTCCAACTCGGTTTCTCGACGCTCGACGCTGCGGCCGCTCAGGCCGGGGCCGCCGGAGGCGAGCCGACGCCGGTCGCCGCTGATGACTCGCCGGACGACCAGTCGTCCGAAGGCGAGAGCGTCGACCAGGCCGGCGGGTTCGCTCTCGGCCA